TTACAGCCCCCGTTACGATAAATAAACCTTCAAGATATCTAGTGATAGTAGATCCACTATTTAGTACTAAGTCATATGAATAGCGACCAGGAACGATTGGCTCTGTAAGAGCTGCAGACAGGGTCACAGTCACGGTGCCAGTAGCACCAGTAATGACCATACGACCATTGGTTGTAGTGGCAGTGATGGTGGTAGTAGTTGACCCAACGAATGGGCGTACTGTCATAGTTCCGGTGTAACCAGTAAGGTTGATCGGAACAGCATCGTTGTTGATCGAGAACTGAAAGTTAAATGTTGTTGCTTGTTCGCAGATTAGATTAAATTTAGCACTCATTCTGACACCGCTCTGAGAGCCTGCGCTGCAGGTAGTTGAAAAGTACCAGCGATAAGGTTACATACGCCATTGTAATCAAGGCGGTTCTCGCTAGTGGTACCCGCAATCGCATTTAATACTCCTACTGTGTCTGTTAAGTTTGTGCTTACTGAACGCTGGACAGCCCACTGGCGAGCAGCAAGTGCTTCATCTACCATCTCACCTGGTGCTCTATAGGTGCCACCATTGGCAAGACGATTAAGTTCGTCCAATAGCGTTGTACCGTATACTCCTAGTGCCACCTATATCTCCTCTACTTCTTCTTGCGGGCTGCTGCTGCGTTATCAACCAAGTTTGGATATGGTCGTCCTGCTGCCTTAGCCCGTGCTTTTGCTGCTGCCTTTTGTGCAGGCGTTAGCGCCTTTGATGTCTTCTTAGGATTCTTTGTATCCCAAAATGCTACTTTCTTTTTCATTTGCAACTACAATCCCAAGCACGAAGTGACTTGTTTATTCTTGAGTTCGGATCTTTAGCAGTCTTACTAGAAGTATTCTTTGCCTTCATTCCACACATACGACCACAGAAAGACTTGCGCCGTCCTGCAGACTTAGGTGACTTGGCAGCCTCAGCCTTCTTGACCGGAGGCTTGAGGTTCATCCCCTGCGCTTTGGCAGAGGCACGACCCTTTGCGTTAAGGCCACCCTTTGGGTTCTTGCCTTCTGCTCTTTGCCACGCTGGAGACTTAGCCATTACTTCTTCTTGCCCATCTTCTTGTTAGACATCTTTGCTTGTGATAGAGCGATAGCAACTGCTTGCTTTTTGCCCTTAACTACTGGTCCTCTACTAGAACCAGAGTTTAGAGTTCCAGCCTTAAACTCTTTCATAACTTTAGCAATCTTGGCTTTCTTAGCTGCCTTGTTCATTACTTGGCAGCCTTGCCCATTGCACCTGTCTGGATTGATTCGTAGGTGCAGTACTTCATAGCACCTTCGTATTGCTTATCAGGTGTTGGGTACTTTGTGATGTACTCGTCTGATTCCATTTCCATCTTTGCGTAGTTTTCCATTATTGCTCCTTAGTTTTTGAAGGTCATTGCGATTCCATCGAAAGCCTTACCAGCCTCGTTGGAAAGTTTAACTGCTGCATCTATATCTTTAGACTTTGTAGAACGTGGTTCTATACCTTGACGTGTTGCATCGTAATAAGACTGTAGTTCTTTATCGTGTTGCTTAGCAGTAGGAATACCGTTAGCTCGCAAAGAGACTTCATTAACTTGTAAACCTAGAACCTTGCATCCAAAGCAGGTAGCCACTGGTTCAGGATGATCTTCCCAATGCTTCATACTGGAGTAACCCAATCGCCGTAGCCAGCGTTAATAAGAACCTGTGCTTGTCCATCACTGATCTCGTACTCGTGACCACCAAGGAAGTAATAACTAGCCGCTGCTAGATCATCTTGGCTAGGAGTCAATGTCAGGGTGACGTTGGTTCCATTAACAATAAGTGTCTGACCACGTGCTACATCTGTAAGGCTGATTGGAATAGGACCATCAATAGTGCCACCGTTAAAGCGACGACCAGCAAGACGTGAGTACTCGGTGTATTCACCAGTACCTGCGCCCCAGGTTTGCCATTGGTAGGGTGTTACTAATGTGTATGCCATATCTAACCTTTCCTAAGTGACAGAGGTGGGTTTGACCCCACCCCTGCCGTTGCACTAGCGGAATTATCCGTTTGTTGCTGCAGACTCAATGCGATAGAGCGCTGCTTCACGAAGGCGTGCAAAGCCTCCGAAGTAGTACCAACCGATTGTGCGGAAACGACGGAGTGCATCAATCTCTGGACCGATAACGGTTGAGATGTCTGCAGCCTGTGCTTCAGCCAATGCTTCACGACCTGCGATGATCGCACGGTAGTTGTTGGTAAATGTAACAGTACCTGTATCTGCTGCTGAAGTAACGTTAGTTGCTGTCAGAGCATAGGTAAATGTTGTTGTTGATGGTACAGATGCGATTGTAAATGTACCGTTAAGTGTTGTTGCAGTTGTAGCAGCAACTGTTACGACCTGGCCTACGCCAAGACCGTGAGCAACTGCTGTTGTGATTGTTGCGACGTTTGATGTCAATGCAACGTTTGTGATTGCAACTGTAGGTGTGATACCTGAAGCGAGCTTTAGACCGTTAAGGACACGTGGTGTCTCAACGATGAAAGCGCCTTCGATAACTCCTACTGCACCAGCAACGAACGGTGTACGCTCTACGTACTTTGTTAGCTCCTGGAATCCACCTGTACCGGTTTCAGCACGAAGATCGGCTGACTGGCGTGGGTGGAGGTATGCTGCGTAGAGTTCACCCATACGAGGCAATGCCTTGTTTGTGCGTAGTGAAACGACAGCGTTGCGGATATCCGCTACTGACATTGTATCTACTGGTAGAACTGTTGCAGATGATGTTGGAGCAGTTCCTGATGGACCGTTAGCGTAGATCGCGTTGGTTCCTGCTGAGAGGACCTGACCTACTACGTTGTCAATCGAATCTGCTGCGTTGTACGCGATGATGTCAGCAAGAGCTGAATCAACGTCGTTGAAAGAAGTTAGGTTTAGCTTCTTTGTTGTTGTTACTGCTGAACCGTATTCGTTCAGAGTTACTGTAACCTGTGAAGGGTTACCGAGAGCAATGGAAGATACATCTGATGTTTCTGTCAATGTAGATGTTGCTTGTGCAAGATCTGAATAGATTGAGAATACAACTGATGATCCTGGCATTGCCTGTTGCACTGGCTTGACGTCAGCGAGAGAACGCATAACTGGAATGGAGCGAAGCGCCATTCTGACATATTGGTCGTATGCGGCCTGTACTAGGGCGCTGATCGTCGAGCTAGAGGTGGGGGTACCTGTTGGGATAGCCATTTGGGTCTAGCCTTTCTTTAGGATCGGATGTTAGAGTCCAGACAATCTAATGACTTCATCTAGTTCTTCACGACTGTTTGTATTGAGAAGTTTTTGCATTATGTCTGCATTATGTTCTGGCGATGAGCCAGCATCTGCAGTGTTAGTCATTCTCTTATACGCAGCCGCTTGAGCCGGATCTACATTAGGTGTTGCCTGGGGTTGGCTGGATTCAAAGCCGAATACATCGGCATAATCATCTAGCCATTTAGACAATGACTCTTCAGTTGGGTCAATGTCCTGCGGAATAAATGAAGCAATTTTGCCATTCACCCCGCGAGATGCGAGGACATCCTTAATTGCTCGTTCGCGTTGGCCCTTGCTTAGGTTTTCAAACTGAGCACGAAGCTCTTGTAGTTCTTTATCCTTTTGCTTTGAAGCCTTGCGTAGTTGCTTTACAAGGTCATTAGACGAATCGTTTGTAGTGATATCGTCGTCGTCATCCTCGTACTCGTAATTGGACATAGTCCATCTCCCTATCAGTTAGTTGATTGCGCCAGCCTCATATCCAAATGGGGATTTGGTATGGCTCTGACTCCTGGTATTATTGTCGCTCCACTAGGCCAGTCGTTCTAGTGGCAGGTTTATTATATTCCGCCTGCGCGGTCACGTGATAACGCCCCGCTGGTTACGCCGGACTGACCACCAAAGGTAGCCTTTTCAAGTCCAGTAACTTTCTGGCGTTGCTTGCGTGCTTCTTGTGCTCCTGAAAGTTTGAATACTTCTGACTCAGCAGTTGCTTGGGAGTAAGGTGATTCTCCATAGATAGAGGCAAGTTCTGAACCACGTTGCAGTCCTGCACCAATAGCGGAATAACCTTCAGTAGCTGATGCTTTATCTACACCCATCTTCTGTAATTCTTCTGCTCTAGCAAGGCTAGTTCCAAGTCCAGACTGCATTGCAGCTCCACCAATTTCAGCAGCAGTTACCTTGTTTTGGATAGTCTTGAGGGCGTTCTTAGGATCAAGTGTATAGGCCAAGATGTCGCCATTTTTAATATCTGGATAAAAACTTTTAAGAGCCTTAAGAACTTCTGGGTTAGCATTGACTACGCGTTCTTTAGCAGTAATGACTCGATCTTCTAATTCTCTTGCAGATACATCGCCACCAAGAAGTTGTTCAAATCCTGCTTGACGACCTGTTTCATCCTTTGTGTAATAAGACTCTGGCAGATCATAGTTACGCATAACACTCTGGTATTGATCTTCAAGCGCCACATATTCTGCTGGGCTAAGGGCAGCAAGACCTTTAGAAAGTCTTATCTCATTAGCCTTAAAACGATCCTGATATTCTTTGGTTGCACGTAGACGTAGAGCAAACTCTGCTGGAGGAGTACCATCTGTAAGTAGGTTGCTGATCTTGTCAACAAGGCTTCCTAGACCATACTGTTGAAACTCCATCTTAAGAATATTAAATGCACTCTTGCGTTCAATGTCCTTTTCAGCCTCAGTTACTTTCGCCAAATAATCTTTGGTGTATTTTTCAACATCAAAAGTATCTATTGCTGCTTTGCCTTTTTTAACAGGATCAAGTTCTTGTACATCTTTGTCAGATCCAGCATAGGTTCCATCATCGTCAACATTACTTGTTGTGCTGTTATTCTGGTCAACAACACTGCCAGTGACACCAGCTACTGCTCCAGAACCCAAGCCACCTAGTGGCCCTAGTCCTAAATAGTCATTTGCTGCTGCTGCTGAATCTGTACTAGACTGCGTTGACTTAGGAACTACAGGCCCAACGAACCCAGGTTCTCCTGGTTTTTTTGCTGGTGTTGGCATAGTAACAGATGGCGTAAATCCTGAAACAATTCCAGATGTAGGTGCTGCTGGTTTAGCAGTAGGTACATTGAGAACTTGTCCTGGTTTAATAAGACTTGGATTGGTAATCTGTGGATTGGCAGCCTTCATTGCTGCTAGTGACACTCCTGCCTTTGCAGCAAGAGCACTCATAGAATCGCCAGATTTTACCTTTACTTTTTCTGCCATCATTTACCCCATAAATCCGAAGTCTTTGAGCACGGTACTAGCAACACTTGCTGCATCATTTCGTGCATTATTTGTATACTGCCAACGTGGATCTTTGCGTAGTTCTTTCTCAAAGTCATAGATTGACTTAGTTCCAACCTTGCCATCAGGCAGGGTATAGGCAAGAGCACTACGAACCTTTGGATCGAATAGATCAATACCACTATCTGGTATTTCAAGGATGTCACTCATTGACTGGATATAAGGATCAGCCAAAGTCTTAAGATTTATACCTGCCTTGATCTTGTCTGCTAAAGCAGGGAAGGCTTCTGCTGCGCTTTCACGCAAGGCATTAAAGGCAGTATTCTCGTCAATAGTTCCAGCAGCAATACTGTTAGCGTAGCTAGTTGCAGCACCATCAGAGAGGCGCAGTCCATTATCTGTAGCAAAGTTCTTGAGGGCTACAAAGTACTTACCTGATGGACCTTCTGGGATTGCAAGTGTATTAACATCCTGATTACCGGCAAGAACATCTTCCTTTACCTTATTCTCAATCCATAACTTAGGATCTTCAGCATTAGCTGTAAGGTATTCAGTCTTAAGAAGTTCACCGTTTTTATAGGTGTACTTAATGGTGCTCTTGCTCTTACCCTTTTCAGACTTATACTGGGCAGCAACTGCTGGTAGCCAAGTCTTTAATTCTGTGGCGTTAGCATCTCTGCCCTTGTACTTCTGAAAGACTGTGTTGACGTAATCAGCAAGGGTTGAAGCCGGAGGTATATTAGAAGATATCTGTGTACTTGTGTAGATGCCAGACTTCTTAGGCTTTTCTTCTTCTTCGTTAGGCAATGCTGCTACTGCATCATCGTATTGCTTTTGAGTAATTTCACCATTTGCTAATTGCTCATCAAGAAATTTTGTATTTTTGGTACTCACTTAGGCTCCTTCGGCGTTAAATACTTATCAGTAATAAGATCTTGACTTAGGAATCTATCGTAGAATGGACCAAAGCCTATTGGATCATCAGTTTTTAATTTGTTAATAATAGAATCATAGGCAATGCGAACATCAATATTTGACTTAGCATCAATAGATTTTGCATCTCTACTTAGTAGTTCTTGGGCATATCTTTTACGAATATCGAAATACACTTCAATACTCTTAAAGGTTGTAGAACCTTTATTATCTTTACGATAGTCTGGATCGTTAAGAATCTTTGAGAGTCCATAGATAACTCGGTTGGTTTTAGATCCGTCCGAATCACGATAGTCATCATACCAAGGGGTCTGGGCAAATTGACCAGTCTTAGGATCAAGAATGAACTCATCCTTAGCATCCTTTTGGCGTGAAAACTCTAAAAGTTTTATCTCTTTATATGCCTTAAGATCCTCTGCACCCTTTTGGGTAATTGAAGATAATCCTCTAGCGGCAAGTTGTTCGTCAATTTTATCCATAACTTCGCCATATTTAATCCAGCCAATTTCAGCTTCATTCTTCATACGTGCTTCTGCTGGGCTGATTGGCTCTAAGAACTTTTTCGGTGAATCGGCTGATATCTTATTATTGTAAAACCACTTGTAGGCAGCATCTGAAAACTTATATCCTTCTTTCTCATTAACCACAAAGCCAATGAGCTTAGGCTCAATAGTTGATAGTTCGCTAAGAAGGTTTCCATACTTCTTAACATTCTTTACAGCACCAACTGTATAGTCTACCTTGGCAGGGTTAGCTGAAGTACTTGCTGTAAAGGCAAAGTACTCTGGGAAGTCTTTAAGGAACTTGGCATCTGCTTCCATACCGTAGAGTTGCTTATATTCACGGGACTTCTGAATGTAATACTGATAAGGGCTGTCAAAGCGTGGTGCAAAAGGTAGGATAAGGTTTGCTGCGATACGCAACTTCCAGTAATCCTTTGTCTTATCCATAATCTGTTTTGCAGTAGGAGGCTTAGTGCCATTTCTTTTGGCATTAACCATCTCTGTACTAAAGATAAGGCTATATGATCTAGCAAACTGGGCATCGTCTAACTCTTTATTTGCTGCAATAGACTTCTGTACCCAAGCAGGAAGGAAGTTAGACAGAAGATTTTTTGATGCACCATATGGCAAAGCCCACTTGAAAGCCTCTTCAAGTTCTGGCTTGTCTTTAACAATCTCAGAAATTGGAGCTGCAACATATGGACCTACTGGAAAGATATCACTAGCGATATTTGGATTGCCCTTGCTGTAAAGAACATCCATACCACCTTGGAAAATGATATCTAAAGACTGCTTTGGAATACCCATTTTGGTAAGTGAATCCATACCAGGTATACCCTGAAAACCTTTTGGAACCGAAAGCCAGATAACATCACTACCAGAAGTTTGACCTGGTGGAACTATATTGCCGTCCTGATCTGTTACCAAGCCTGCATTGTTTGGTGCTTGCCAAATCATATAGCCACGATTAAGAATGGCAGGATTGGCTACGGCCATCTTGAGCCAAGTCTTGTAAGCGTTCTCTTGTGCTGAGAAGAATGGGCTAATAAACTTCATTGCTCCAGCAAGATTGCTTCGACGCTCAATATTAAAGAGGATGCCCTTCATTTGGCGCACTGCTACCTTATGAGCGGCTGACATAATAGCTTCTTGATCTAGGGCTGTAAGTTTGTCACCCTTAAGACCGGCAACAATGTCAACACGACGCTTGGCTTCTTGACGATAGAACTGAATATACAGTGGATTTCTAGCCCAGGCATCTTCAGGAAGTTGAGCAAGGAACTTAAACGCTCCATTAATAAAACGTTTTACAATTTGATTTGAGCCATTAGAAACTGCTTCTTCAAGGATGTGACCGTGAATAACAGGCAGAGTAGTTGGATCCCTAAATGCTGAACGAAGATCATTTGCCGTAACTTCACGGATACTTGTACGTAGACCTGATGACTCAGGTAGGTACTGATCTAAGAAACGACTAATCTTTGTAACATATTCTGCTGAATCTTCTGTATTAATAGCAAGGCGCTTACGTAGATCGCGTCCTGCTGCAGATCCAGATAGCCATCGAGAGATATCATCAACACTTTCACCGGCAACAAGCCTTCTAACTACCTCTGAGTTACCAAACTGCTGGCGCAATGTCTGCGCCCACTGCTCAAAGTAACCAGGATCTGTTGGCTTTACAACGCCATAGCCTCTGGACTGTAAAGCACGACCAAACATATCAGAGTTGCTATCAACCATACGCTGGAATGAGTTAGCAGATGATGCTGTTCTGCGGAACATTTCACCTAAAGGTCCACCAAAGGCATCATACAATTCGTATCTAGTACCATCACTGGCAGTAACTTCAAAAGATCCTGTGCCAATACGCTTCTTAGGCTCAACGGTTCCTACACGGTTAATAATATCGTTGTAGTGGTTATAGATAGCAAGTTTTTCTTCTTGAAGCAGTCTGAGTGTGTTCAGTTCACCCATTGCATCTAAGTCATCTGGCTTAATTGATAGGCGTGCCTCTAATGCAGCCATTCTTGTCTTAAGTTCATTGAGTTCACGAGTCACTATATTAGCTGATTGCTGAACATTCTTGATTGTCATACCATCAAACTTAGGCAAATAGCGATCAATTAGGCGAGTAGGTTCTTTTACTGTATTGTAAATAAAGTTTTTAAGTCCTGGACCAAGGTGGCGTAGTGTTGTCATAGCGCCAACCGATGCTGCGATACGAGCTTGTGAATCAATACCGTTACGTATTGTATAACCTAGTCGAATAAGTACTGCTGCCTTGAATAGATCCTGAAATACATCGGCTGCTTTAAGTACTGGATTGGCTACGAAGCCCTTTACTGCTAAAAGGGCGTTTGCATTTTCACGAAGAAGGCGATCTAATACTTCAAAATCCATAATAGGCAAAAAGTTGCCTGTCTGTGATTCAAGTTGTGGTACCTTGAGAATTGAACCATCAGTATCTACCATAAAGCCTCTATCTTTAATAGAAGCTAGAGCAGATCTGCGACCTTGAGAAAAATCCTTATAGAGTAGATCTGCTGTTTCTACATCTACACCGTGCTTTATAGCAAGAGCACGTACTGCTGTGCTTTCAATAGCAATAGCAGCAACCTGACGATCTTCAGGAGTTACTGCTTTCATATAATTATCTAATAATTTGTTAGCTTCTTCATCTGAAAAAGCGCCAAGGCGACGTAGATTTACAGGTGTAACTCCAGCGATTGCATCGGATGGACGTAGTCGCTCTACTGTTGCTACTACTTCGCGGAAAGAGTCAGCATCGTTAAAGTCAACGATACCTGCTGGACGCTCACCAAGACCCCAAGAGATCTTTTGGTATAAACGGTGGAAAGGTGTTGGCTGGAAAACCTCAATGTTTGCGGTTCCAACCTTTTGATCGTAGAAACGAATAGAACGTGATTTAGCCACAAAGTCTTCTACACCCTGAGCAAGATATCCAGTTGTACGGCTAAGTGCTCCGCCACCCTCGCCAAGAGTCATCATCTTTGCAAATGTTTCATCTGACTTAAGCAAAGCATTATAGTTTGCTAACGCATCATCAATTATTCCTGGTGAGTCATTAAGGAATGGAATCATTCCGGCTTCATCTGGAGCAGCAAATAACTTCCACTCATCAACTGCAGATATATCACCACGTGCTACTTTAAGAGCATCGCTCATATCTGCACGAAGAAGTGTTAGATCAGCCATAGCCTTTGGATCACCCATTGCTGATCGGAGAATGAGAGCTGTATTTTCAACCTGATCTGATTGACCAAGCAAGTGAGCAAGAAGTGCTGGCTGATTGGATGACCGGACTAAAGGATGGTTAAGAGCATAGACTGAATCATTAGCAGTAAAGTCATCTAATACTTTAGTAAAACGATTCTCAACACCATATTGAGCCTTGGTAATATCTTCTGCCGCTTTAGCAACATCATCTGCTGTTTTAAGAGTTCCTTTTAGAGCAGCGCTTTCAGAGGCAATCTTAATACCTTTACCAGCAACAAGAGTAACATCTAATGCAAACTGTCCTGTAAAATCAATAAGTCCTGATTGAACCTTGCCAAAGGTACTATCGTAAAATGCGTTTTGGCGTTCTGCTGGATTATAGATATTAAATTCTGGATCATAAATCAAGCGCCAATTTCTTGCTATAGATTGACCAAGCGAGATTGGTGGGACTACTGTTATTTCACCTGTTACGGGATCAACAATCTTTTGTTCTTCGTTAACAGCACGGTATGCTTTTTTCCAAGTATTAGGATCAAAGAAACTACCCTTAAATTGGGTCTGATCTGTTTGAACAAGGTTAAAGGTTGCCAAAGGTTCACGAATAAACTCTTGGTTTATTTCACCAATCTTTTCAAAAGTAGGTTGGAGGCCAGGGACTTTCATAATCGCCCCACCTGCTGATGCAAGTGGACGTATAATGTTTTTCTGACTTTCATTCCAAGCAGACTTAAATGGTTTTACAAAACCGTTGTAATCTTCGTCATCGTTCCAAGGAGCAGTTCCAATGTCGTATGCCATCTTTGCGACACCACCAACACCGTAGGCAATATCTTCTACAAATTTACCTGTGTTTTCAAGCCCAGTTCCAACACCTTTAACTACGCTTGTGGCTACGTCGCCAATTCGATTCCATATACTCAAGACATCTTCCACAACTGTTTAATGATTGCACGAGTCTCTGGAGATGTATCTGGCAGATCTGCAACATATGCTAGTACTGGCTTAGCTGCTTGAATTGCTGCACGGAAGTTTGAATCGTCTTCTTTACGCATTTGCATTGCTGATGATCCTGCGCCTGCACCCATATCAATACCTGTGGTAATTGGCTCATCTGCAGACTCAGTCTCTGCATAAAGTGAAGTAATTGGTCTTGCCTTTGGCATTACCTCTGATGCTGGCATTGAGCCAGGAGATTTAGCAAGTGGAGCACCTGACTGTATAGCAGCCGTCTCAACACCCTCTCCGTATGCAATAGAACCCATCTTTAGATCATCGGTACGTGTGGCATATTTACCTGGACCTGCAGGGCCAGCCAATGGATTCATTGGTGCTGTTGTCATCGGTCCTCCTCTAAAGTCTCTAGGTCTTGCGCCATCTTTTCCCACGCCTGATTGGTTTCAGTCTTGTGGTTAGAATGGTAAATACTTAATTCATATAATGATTCAAAAAATCCTGATGCTACCTGCGATAAGTTAAACATAGTTTCTGTAAGTATTACTACAAAATCAGAAGAGCGTATAGGACGACGTATTCTATTATTGTCCATCGTCCTACACACCTTCCGCCAAAATAATTAACCTTTTTTTACTGATGTTCCTTTGCGAGCTTTTGCCATCATTCCGAAAAAAACCTTGCCGCCTTTTGGCTTAGAAGTATCCTTCTTGCCTTCTACAGGCATTGCCATTGGCGCCTTAGCGCGTGATCCCTTATTCATATTTACACCTCCCTCACTTATGCTGCGCCGGTAATACCAGCGAGTAGTTGTGCTATATCCGGACGTTGACCAGCAGCAGGGGCCGAACCAGCTTGTGTTTGTGTAGGTTGCTGCGAGGCAGGGGCGGGGGCCGCACCTGCTGCTGGAATCTGTTGCTCCATACCTGGTGCCATAGGTGGCATCTCTGGGGTTGGTGCTGGTGCTTGTTCTGGCGTAAATGCCTTTTCGATAATGTTTTCTAGCGCTTGTCCCTTTTGGCGACCTTGGATAACAGCAGCGATACGGCTGATAATCTCTGAAGGGTCTTGGCCTTGCGCCGCGAGAGCAGGTATTGACTGTGCATACTGAGCAACAGCAATCCGCAAAGAATCGCGCATTTCTTCAATGTCAACACGTTGCTCCTCTTGTGTAACGTTAAGATCCATAGGAATCTCACGACGTACATAGTCGCGTGAGACGAGTTTATCTGAACGCATTTGTAGCAAAGCAATAATGGCACGGTTAGGATCCATACCAGACATAATTCCGTAACGGACATCTACGCCATATTCACCCTTGATATCGCGTGATGGGATGTACTTGAGTACATATGGTGTTCCATCGTCAGATCCCTTAATAGTTTTTGGGATACCGCCGAATACTTTCTCATCTGCTTCAAAGCAGAGTGAGATAAGTTCTGTAAATAGTCGAGCAAACTGTGCTTGTGCTGCCTTGATCTGTGTATCAAAACCTGCCTGTAGAGCTTGTACGCCACGACCTGTAATAACAGAGGCACTCATTTCACCTGAACGAGACTCTGGGTAGCGAGCACCAAGACGAAGTTCACGCTCTAGTACACCTGATTCTGTAAAGACTCCAGGTGGTAGTTCTAGTGGTACACGACGGATGCCTTGTGGATTAGCAGAACGCATAATTGCATCTGGTCCAAGTGCCAACTCTTGCACATCTTGTGGGATAGCAATAGGTGCTTGGATAGACTTTTCAGCAGCTTGGATTTGCAAGATAGCAAAGCGAGCACGAGCCAGTTGGACTGAGAGTACATCATCAAACTGACCACGTGCTTCGCCATCTAAGGAGGAACGCATAACAGTACGTGCCATACACTTACCAAGAATGTTTGGTGTTGAGGATAGAACTAAGTTCTTACGCTCAGGTAGGTATAGCAAATCCTGATCTTTATCGTGATATCGGACCATTGATACATAAGGAGAAGATAATTGATACTGGTTACGACCTAGAATCTGCTCGTAAAACTCTGGATATTGTGATGCAAGGGATTCAGCATCTGTAACAATAACCTGAGTAACAGATAAGGTTCTGCCATAACGATCTAATTCTGGATAAACACCAAATGGGTTGAGCATACGAAGGCGAGGATTGTTATCATCATAATCCATCTCAACCATACCGATACACATACCGTAGGTGTTATACCAATCGGCTGCTGTGTACATCTGTAGTTGTAGATCAGAGTTTGAAGTATAGAAGTTTGCAATACGTGTACGAGTATCTGCAGCCTTACGTGCTGTATCAGAAACCATATTGGTTGCTGAGCAGTTAAAGGATGGCAGTGGTGCCATAGCTTCTGCTAGATCGCGTGCTGCTACGTCAATGAAGTTGGCAACGAGAGGCTTTGGATAGTCCTCTGAGAACATCGAAGGAAATACCTTTGAGATATCTCCTTGACGTACCGAAAGCACATCGCGCATACGCTGGTCACGCGCTGCTGAGCGCGTACGCAGGCGCGATAACTTCGCGTCAACTTCTTTGACTGATAACAATGTAACTCCTAATAACGTGGGGTAAAACTACTTCTTTGGCTTAAGTTTCTTTGAATCAAGCATTGGCTTGAGTTTTCCGGCAGAACCCATTTTTCTTGCCTTTGGTGCATCGGCTTTACGACGTTGTGGTTGAGCGGGAACAAATGGCTTACGCAATTCAGAAGCCTTCTTAGCGCTTCCAGCCTTTGAACTTGCAGTTGCTGACTTCTTTACTGTTGCTTTCTTCTTAGCAGCAGCATTAGCCTTAGAGCGTCGCATCATATCTTCCATATCCATCTTGGAAGTCTTCTTCTCAACGCCAGCACCATATTTTGCTTGGTACTTTGCCATATCATCAATCTGCTTCTTTATTGCTTTTTCAGGAATACCTAACTTACGGGCTGCTGCATAAAGACGAGAAGGATTTTCAAATCTATCCTTGCGTGTCTCTGTTGTTTCGTCAGTGCTCATTGCAAAGTTTTGAAACTTGTCCATCTTTGATGAACCAGTAAACTTAACTCCACCAACACCGCCAACCTTTGGGAAGGCTCCCTTTGGCTTGCTCAACTTCTTTGGTGCCATATCTATTCTCCTTGGTTGGTAAAATTACTTCTTCTTGGCTTTTTTAGCTTTAATAAGATTCTTTAGTGGATCGCCAGCAATAGCCTTACCTGCTGCTTTTGCACCTTTTAGAATTGGATTACTAGATGGAGGCATTGCTTGCTTTGCAACAAAACGAGCAACTGTTTTAGCTCCGGTTACTGGTGACATTGCTGTCTTTGCAGCAAAACCAGCAACTGTCTTAGCGGCCTTAATATCAGCTTTAACCTTTGACTTTGCTGCTCCTACTGCCTTGCCTGCAACCTTGCCTGCTACGTTAGAAACTTTCTTAGCAACCTTAATGTCTGCCTTGACCTTTGCCTTGGCTAGCCCTGCTGCTTTACCTGCAACTTTACCAGCAACGCCTGAAATCTTAGTAAGATCCTTTTTAATATTTGTAACAGCCTGCTTCTTTTCTGATGCACGGCGAGTTGTTTCCTTCTTCTTATTAGACATAGGTGCTGGTGAATACTTTGATGATGCTTTCTTTCCAGGCTTAGCTGGTGCATCTTTTACTGTCATTGGCTGACCAAAAGCATTAAACTTCATTGATTTTCCATAGTTAGCACCGGCTCCGCCACTTGTGCTGGCTTTTCCAGTAATCTTAACCTTTGATTCTTTCTTTGGCATTTCTATCTCCTTAGATTACTCTCATTTTGTTTTGTTCTGCGAACGCTTCTTCTAAGTTGATGACTGTTCGCTTGCCTAACTCTTGGCGAGATAGGAATGGATTCTTCATATGATGGGTGGCATACTTGCCGTAGTTGAGCATCTCGCGTGCTCGGATCTCGCAGAACCAAAGAGCCATCACCATATCGGTCTTACCCTTAGTCGTTGGAGTCCAGGTAATCAACTGCTCAATCAAAGCCTTGACATTCTCAGTCTGATCTGATGGCAAATGTATTAAATTATCTCGATGGTGCTTGCCATCAAACTGCTTAGTACCAAAGAGGGTAGACATAGATGCCACACCAAATCCGGCATCCCACTTGTTAGAACCTGTGTGGTGTTCCTTAAACTGCACTCCGCGTGATGCTAAGTGCATACGGATACCTTCATCTTGGGTTAAGAAGGATTGGAAGGCGTTTTTTTCGACGATCCACTCTGAGGGAGAGTAGAGGGATGTCCAATCAAAAATAAGATTACGGATATCGGCTGGAGACGGGCGGCTAATCTTGATAGCATCTACTATGTACCTCTTGCTAGTTGATCGGTCAATGGCGTAGCAGATAGCTGCGGTATCGCCAATCATTGCAGGATCAAGACCGCAAATATAAGTAAAGCCGTTTAAGTCTCGCGGATGTCCTGGGTGACCTGAAATTAAAGGTCCTGACTTACGCATACCGTCAATAGATCCCTTGACACATACAGGATCAAAGGCAGCGTTTTCAGAAACGTCCTGCTGTTGATATACCAGCGCCCACGTACTCGCGTCCATAGCCTGACGCTCATTGTAAAGGTTACGTCCAGACCAGCGTGGGTATAGGCCGTCTTCGTTCTTGTCAGATTCTAACTGTCCATCAAATGGAGCGTCAGAGAAAGGCCATAAGGTTTCCCACTTGTCGGGATCTTCATCGGCTGTAAGAAGGGCCGGCATCGCTAGATACTTCCAAGGAACTTGACCACCAGGGTAGCGGTCCTCAGAGCGTAGCTCGCGGTATAGATCCACAGAGGCCACGCGGGTTCCAATAACAATCAACTTACCCGTAGGGTTAAGACGGGATCGCACGTCCTGGGTCAACCAGCGAATCTGCTTCTCAAACTCATTGGCGTTCTTTAAGGTCACAGCATCGTCTACGATAATCATATCGGCACGCTTACCGTAGATCTGACCGCCGATACCGACGGCTTCAATGTTCGGGTCCTTTTCAGATGACTCACGGAGTTCATCACCAAAGGTGACACGGGTTGCCTGCCACGAAGCAGACTTGGAATTAAACCCTACGCCAGCAGCATAAGCGCTCTGAAGATCTGCATACATTGGGTGCGTCAGACGTTGCTTGATGGCGTAGAGAAAGTCGG